ATTCAAAGGCTTTAGTGTAGAGGGATTGTTTACCTACAAGACAAAGCCAAGCAAAGAACAAGAACTTATGAATGCAATAAAGGAAATATTGCAACGGGTTAAATGATAAACAAAATCTTTTATAAATATTTAAACAAAAAGAATGATGAACGCAAAAGATGCAATTATGCAAATTAGGGCTTTGTTCGAAGATATGCCAATGGTAGATGCTCCTGCACCTGCTGAAGCACCAATCGAGGAAGTACCAGTTACATTTGCTGAGTATAGCCTTATGGACGGAACAAAGGTTATGGTTAGCGAACTTGCTATCGGTGGAGAAGTTACATTGGCTGACGGAACACCTGCTCCAATGGGCGAACACCAATTAGCAGACGGCACTAAAATCGTATTAGACGAAGCCGCTAAAATCTTATCTATTGAAACTCCAGAAGCAGAAGCTAAAGAAGCTGACGAAACACCTGCTGAAATGGGCAAGAAGATGGACGAGAAAATGGCTGACGAAATCGCAAACTTAGTAGCTGAAAACGAAGGTCTTAAAACACAAGTAGCACAATTAGAGGCAAAAGTTAAGAATGGCTTTAGTCAAGTAGCTGAATTAATAGAAGCACTTACTAAGACACCTAACGCTGAACCTATTGCGCAACCAAAACAAAACTTTGGTTCTAACGTAACTACAAAGGATATGAAGTACGATAGAATCGAGAAATTTAGAAACGCTTTATTAAACAAATAAAAATAAAATAAAATGGGATTTGATGTATCTGCATTAGCAAACTATACAAAAGAAAACGAAGCATTACTTGTTACTTCTTCTGTATTAGGTTCAAAAACTGCGTCTCTTATTAAGAGCGCTGGTAACGTTATGGTTGGCGTGAAGTCAAGCGAAAAAATCAACATTATGCAAACTGATGCTATCTTCCAAGATGGTGCTTCTTGCGGTTTTAACGCTTCTGGTTCTACAACTTTTACTCAACGTACTGTAACTCCAGGTAAAATTAAAGTTAACGAAGCTCTTTGCCCTAAAGATTTAGAAGCTAAGTATCTTCAGAAGGCTTTACCTACTGGTTCTTATTATGACTCTATTCCTTTTGAGCAAGAATATTCTGAAAAGAAAGCTAAAACTATTGCTGCTCAATTAGAAACTGCGCTATGGACTGGCGACACTTCAAGTGTTAATGTTAACCTTAACCGCTTCGATGGTCTTGTTAAGTTAATCGGTGCTGCTTCAGGTGTTGTTGCTGCAAACGCTTCTACTTATATTAGTGGTGCTCCTTTAAGTTCTATCACTGCTGCAAACGTAATCTCTATCTTTGATGGTGTTTACCAAGCAATCCCTGCACAAGTTGTAGCTGCTGACGATATGACTATCTTCTGTGGTCAAGATTTATTCCGTACTTACACTATTGCTCTTAAGAATAGCGGTTCTTTCAATTACCAAATTGATGTAAAAGCTGATAGTGAATTCGTACTTCCTGGTACTACAATCAAAGTTATTGCAGTTGCAGGTCTTAACGGAACTAACAAAGTTTACGCTATGCGTTTAAGCAATATGTTCTTAGGTACTGACTTATTGAACGAGGAAGAGAAGTTTGAAATTTTCTATGCACGTGAATCTGACCAAGTGCGTTTTGTATCTGAGTTTAAGATGGGTGTAAACATTGCCTTCCCTGACGAAGTAGTGAAGTTTATCCTTGCATAATTTATAGGGTAGGTTGAAATATACCTACCCATTTTTTCAAACTAATTTAATTTAATAACAATGGCTTGTGCTTTAACTCAAAATTATACTCTTGACTGCAAAGACAGTTTAGGCGGTATAACCGAAGTTTATTTTATGGCAGCCGCAGATGTTACTTCTACAACAGAAGCAAGTGGTGTAATTACCGCTTTAGTAAAAGCATCTGGTAAGAAGTTCTATAAGTACGAACTTGTAAAAGGCACTTCTCAATTAGTTGAGAATGTTAATGCAAACGTACAAAACGGAACTATCTTTTATGCTCCTGAATTGACTATCGTATTAAACAAATTACAGGCGAACACAAGAAACGAAATCTTGTTGTTGGCTCAAAACACTTTAGTAGCAGTTGCCAAAGATAACAATGGCAAATATTGGTACTTAGGAAAAACAAGAGGCTTAGACCTTACAGGCGGTAGCGCAGGTACAGGTACGGCAGAAGGCGATAGGAGTGGTTACACTTTAACCTTCACAGGTGCGGAAGCTGCCCTTGCTCCAGAAGTTAACTCTACTGTTGCAGGTCAATTAACTACCGCAGGTTCTTAGGTTGTTTTGGTTTTGTATATAGATGCCCTCGTCTTTAATTAGGCGGGGGTTTTTTATTTTGCAAACAATCGCAATAGTTTATATTTATAGTTGTGATAAGATTAACTAAGGGGCAAACCCAAAACATAATACTTACCTTGACTGAGAAGCAGCTTTTAACAAGTCCTAACTATCTATTTATTTTCGAGAATAGATCAACAAATACGGACATCAAATTTGTTAAGCTAAACAATACAGATATAAGTGCTTACAAGGAAAGGTACAACGAGTTCACTATTGTAGTTAATAGCTACTTTAATACCTCTTTAAACGGGCAATACACCTACACAATTTACGAGCAAACAAGTACTACCAACACAGACCCGACAGGCTTAAACCTGCTTGAAAGCGGCATTATGGAACTCGAGGGTACAACTATATCATTTACGGAATACGAAACAACAAGCACATTCACAATTAGACAATAATGGAAATACAAGTATTGACATTTGCAGAAGCAAAGCAACCGGAATATAAAGAGAAAAAAGGAGAAGGGTATATGCAGTATGGTCAAAACAATGACTATCCGCAATACTTATTAGACCTATTTAACAAATCTGCAAAGCATAACGCTATTATTAGAGGCAAGGTAAACTACATTGTCGGCAATGGTTGGGCAGGAGAACAAGCGATTGTTCAAAAAGTAAATAGAGAGGAAACCCTTAACGACCTTACTAAAAAGGTTGCTTTAGATTTAGAACTATTTGGCGGTGCTTATATCCAAGTTATTTGGAGTGTTATGGGTGGTCAAGTAGCTGAGTTGTGGCATTGTGATTATACAAAGATTAGAACCAACAAAGACAACACGCAATTTTGGTATAAAGAAGATTGGAAGGCTACACGCAACCAAGAAAAAGCTGAAGTATACAATGCTTTTAACCCTGCTAACCCACAAGGAGTGCAGATACTTTACGTTAAGGAGTACCGACCTGGTATGAATGTTTATAGCCTTCCTGGTTATTTCGGTGCGCTTAATTATATCGAAAGTGATGTAGAAGTTAGTAAGCACGTTTTGGGCAATGCTCAAACAGGCTTTAGTGCAAGTAAACTTATTACTTTACCAAACGGAGAGCCAAGTCCTGACGAGAAACGTGCAGTAAGCAGACAGTTCGACAATATGTATACGGGTGCAGACGGCAAGAAGTATTTACTTGCTTTTGTAAACGATGCAACTCGTAAGCCTATTGTTGATGACTTAGGTGCGAGTGATCTAACTAAAGAGGACTTTAGCCGTGTAGACGAACTTATACAAACTAACATTTTTAGTGGACACCAAATTACAAGTCCTGACTTGTTTGGTATTGCAACTCCAGGTCAATTAGGTAGCAGACAACAGATGCGTGATAGCTACGAAATATTCCGTAACACATACGTTCACTACAAACAAATGCAGATTGAAGGCGTGTTTAATATGCTTGGACAATATGCAGGAGTTACCGAGGAATTAAAACTTCAACCAGTAGACCCAATCGGTATTGACTTTAGCGAAAGCGTAATTAAAGAAGTAGCACCTAAAGAATGGATATTGGAGAAGTTAGGTATTGACCCTACTAAATACGGATTACCTACCGAAACTGAGCAACCAATGGCAGCAAGTCCTTTAAGTGTGAACGAGCATATTAAAGGCTTAAAAGGTCGTGAGTGGCAAAATATGCAGCGTATTATTAGAGATTTTAACAAGGGCAAAATAACAAGAGAACAAGCAAGTTCTATGCTTAAGGGTGGATATGCTTTAAGTGATGACGAAGTAGCTACTTGGTTAGGTGCTGAGGAATTAGAATTTAACGAAGCTGACTTTCAGGTTTTCTTTGAGTTCGGAGAAGATAGAGGTGCTTACGAAGTATTTAAAAGCAAGACAAGATTTAGCGATGATAAGGACTTTGAAATGTTTGCAGATGTAACACAATTACAATCTAACATCTTGGACTTAATTGTTAAGGATAAGCGTATTACTCCAGAAGTTATAGCTGACACTTTAAAAGAAGATGTAGGTGCGGTTAAGCGTGTTATTGATTTATTAATAGAGAAGGGGTTTATTAAGACAAGCGAAGTAAAGCAAGGCAAAGGTATTGATAGTAATATTATTATCGAAAGGGAACTTACTGCTCCTATTGGTAAAATTGTAGAAGCTATAAAGCCTCAAACTTCGCAAATATTAATTCGTTACTCATACGAGTGGAAAGCAGGTTTTAACGATAGCGATTTAGATACAAGCAGACCTTTTTGCAAATACTTAGTAACCGCTAACAAGTTTTATAGCCGTAGTGAGATTGAGCAAATGAGTGCAAGGCTTGGTTATAGCGTATGGGATAGACGTGGCGGTTGGTATACTAAGCCAGGAACAAACACACATAGTCCAAGTTGCAGGCACGAGTGGCGCAGCAATATCGTGAAAAGAAAATAAAGAAAATAAGAAATGAGCTTAAACACATTATTCATATCGGTTCAAAATATCAAAGACAGGTCTGGCTTACACGCTAACGTAGACGAGAAACTTGTATTGCCTGAAATTAAAACTGCCCAGGACATCTACATCTTACCTGCGCTTGGAAGTGCTTTATACAATCGCTTACAAGCAGGTATCACGGCAAACAACTTAAACGCAAACGAGGTTATCTTATTAGATCAATACATAGCAGATACTTTAGTGCAT